ACAACGACAGCGTTTGTAGCGGTTAGAGAAGCGACCAATAGGTTTTTACCGTTATCACCACTAGTAGTCAAACCAGAAGCACGAACTACCATACCGACCTTAACACCGTCTGTCAACCATGAACCAGTTGCACGAACTAGCGTATAAGTTGTACCGACAACAGTTACTGTAACCTGAGCAGCAGCACCAAGAGTAACAGCAGCAAAGTCTTTACCTACTACAGAACCCATGAAATCAGAATAGGAAGCTGAAGAAAGTTCACCGTTTAGAGTACCTTCGGCTGAACGAACACCATGACGGAAATCAGCTACTTGACGATCAACACGAATTTCGTTTGATTCATAAGCTTCTTTTGCTAGGTTAAAGTTGGCAGTAACTCTGCGTAGTAGTTTTCCAGAAGTATTACCTGCTAGAGTACCAAAAGTAGTTTCTTTCTTGTAAGCAACCTGTTTGGCTGTACCTTTTGAAATTGGCATATTATTTCCTTAATTTAAATTATCAACATTTGCAAATGTACTGATTTAGGTTCAGCAACCTTGTTATTAATAAGAATAAACTTCTGCAACCAATTCGATTAGCACAGGACAAATTATTCTCTCAGATACAACAGTATTTCCAGCAACTTGTGGAGTTCTTAATACGTGTATTCTTACGTTACCTTCTTGTAATACTAAACCTTTTGCAAAATGATTACGAATCAATTCGGCTCGATTTATAACTTCGGAAGTTCCTTTGTTTGCAGCACCGACTACGAATACTTGCATTGTTACTCTTTCCCTATGAAAGCCAGTACCGAGTACAGGATCATCTGGAGATTGAATAGTAAATTGTACTCTTTGGTAAATACCATTCGGTGGATCAAAACTAACACCTTCCCATGCTGTAGTTACTGCAGGAGTTAATGCATTTAGTTTTCTTTCGGCTGCTCTTTTAATTTCTATAATTGCCATTAACTTGCCTTATAATAGTCATCCAAATTCAACTGATATGTTCTGTATACAGCATCAACAGTTGGTTGTATAATCGGTTGTTGTTTATTATACCTTTGAAAATTATTTTCAAGCTCTAATATGTAAGGACCAAAGTTGCTGATCATAACTGTTTCACCTAACTTGTAAGCCATCAAATCGCTCTGTATAAGTGAAGCTGCCATTTCATCAGAATCTTGACCGTATAGAGTTTGCATTTCTAAAGTACCATCAGTAGAAACTCTCCAAGAACCTTTAGCAAAACCTTCAATTGGTTCTAAACCTAAATTCTTTTGACGTAATAAATATAAAGGTTCCCATTTAATGGAATCACCAAGAGGTGTATTATCAATTGCTGTCCATGCTACAATATGTGAGAACTTTCTCACCATACCTTCCATCTTACGAACAGCTTCTTCATGGAACTTCTTTAGGCTTTCTTCTAACTTTGAAGTATCGCATGTAATCTGCATGATTAACCTTTAACAGTTAGAATCTTGTATAAAATCACAAGACCATCAGCAGTATGTTCGGTTACAGAATCTACTGTGTAAGTAACTGCATCAATTGTAATCTTATCTTTAGGTGCAGGTACAAAACTCAAGTTATTATTAGCTAAATAAAATAGTGCAGAATCTCTGCCGATCATATTTGGAAAATTATACTGACTAGCTCTAATGTGCTTTTTATACATTCTTACAGTATGTACTGTTTCAGTATTAGTTGTGCTACCAGTTTCAATATCATAAGCACCTTCAGTAACTATTGTATAAGTACAATTCTTACCGTGTTCACTGATAGCTCTTGAAGTAATCGCTAAATATCTGTCCATAGCGTTCCTTTAGTTAAATACCAAATGTACTAGGACGAACAATAAATTGTAAATCTGTAGGTTGGTTAACAATGTTATTATCTAAGTTAGCATCGTTGGCTTGCATATCTGACTTAGAGATACCACCAGCGTAACCTTGAATCTTGTCATACATTGTATTGAGATCAGGATTCTTAATATACATCTGCAATGCTTGCATGTAGTTTTTAGCAGCAGAAGCACCCTTAATACTAAAGATATCTACTGTTTCATCAGTACGCATTGAAAGCTTGAGCATGATACTCTTAGCGGCATCCATAGCTGCTCTACTAATGTTCCAGTCGTGTTTACCAAGAAAGTAATTGTATTCGTCATCAGACATAATAGGAAACTCAGCAGATGTATCTCCTAGTTCGATTCTAAGTGCATGAATTGTCATAATATATCCTTTATGTTATATCTAACATAAATACTGTAATATAACACCGAGTATGTTACATTGCAATACTTATGTTAGAAACCCGCCGAAGCGGGAATCTAATTATCTAATGATTAGTTAGAAGTGGTTAGCTGAATAACAGCTTGTGGGCGGCGAATCAAGTTCAAGAAGTTAGCTTCTGATTGAATTTGGATTTCGCTATCCTTTGGATCACGGTATGTGAATACATAGGCTTGCTCACCAATTGTGTTGACATGGGAAAATTTATTCGCAGGGCTAAAGTAAGTTTTGAACATGTCAGCAGTACCTTGTGGTAGCATGTAAGCTTCGCCAGCAGGGATTAGAGCAGTACCATTGTAAGAACCACGGTATTCAATGTACTCAACACCACCGTGTACGAAACGGCGATATACACCAGAACCTAGACGGTTACGTAGAGGCTCTTGAGTGCTTGTGTAGTACTTGTAAGCTTCTTTAACAGTAGCGTGGTTGATTAGCTTACCGAAGAAAGCTGGTGAGCAAAGAACTACGATGTTGCTAACGACTTCACCGCTTAGGATGTTGTCTTGAATGTGAGCAATACCTTCTTCTGACTTAGCGTTTAGGTCAGTAGTGGAAGTACCGAGTACGAAGTCGATGGACTTACGGGTTACACCGAAATCAGTGTAGAAGTTACCAGCAACAGTACCGTTAGGAGCGTAGATCGCACCGCTAGTGATAGCGTAAGCACGAGCAGCTTCTAGAGTTACTGAGTGGTTCATACGGATACGCTCTAGCTTACGAGCGATAACAGCAGCTTCAGTTTCAGCTTGATCAGCAGAACCGTAAGCACGTTTACCTTGTACGTCTTCAGGCTTAACTCCGTCATCTAGTGGGAAGTGAGGGATAGCGAATGAACGTAGAGCACGAGTGTCGCTCTTGTTTACGTTGTTGCGTTCACCACGGATTTTGTCGGTAACTAGACCGAGTGTGCCTTCGTTGGATTCAACGGTAACGCTGTGTTGAGCTACGCCTTCTTCAGAGAATAGACCTAGTTCGTTGATCAAGCCCCACTTATTAGGAACTAAGAGTAGTTCTTCTGTGTAATCGACTAGTTCAAATGGTTTTTCAAAACTACGAGTTTGCATTATAATTTCCTTGTGTTATTATTCGGTAATCTGTTGGATATTAAACTGCATCGTTGCAGAGAATACCCTTGGCTTCTAGAGCAGCGTATACGGCAGCTTTTTCAGCATCTAGGTTGTATGTAGCATCTAGAACTAAACCGTCCTTGGATACGATAGCTGGACCACGTACCATGCATAGAACTTTGGTATCAGTAGTAGCAGCAACGGTTTGTTCAACCATTACGATTGCGTCAGCGACTTTTGAACCATCGGTTGCAGTCTCTACAGCAATTTTGTATTTACCATCAGCGGTAACTTTACCGAGAACAGTACCGGGAACTAGAGTAGCAGCAGTACCATTATAGGTAACAGCTACACGGCAGTAGGCAGACTCAGGGAAGAGTTCTTGTTTAACAACGTTAGAAAGACGTTTTGCTTCTGTTGCGATTAGTGGCATTTTATTTTCCTTTTATATTACTTAGTTACTTGCTTGGCTTTAAGTAATTTTGCCACAGCAGATTCTTGAACAATGGTTTCTTCTTGAGTAGAAGCACCTTTTTCTACGAACATCTCAGATGTTTCTACAGTAGTCATCATTGCTTGCATAGCAGCGAGGAATGCAGTAAAGTCATCTTCGGATTCTAGTGATAGAGCAGCCTTAGCGATTGCTTCTACCTTGCTTTCGTCTTTAACGATTGCTTTAACTTTTTCAGTTTTTGCTTTATTGATAGCTTCTTTTTTCTCAGCTTCAAATTGAGCAATTGTTTCCATAGCTTTTTGTAGTTGTACCTTCTGCTCGTCTAGAGCTTTTTGTACAAGTTCAAATTGAGCTTTTTCAACGGTTTCGACTTTCAATTCGTCTTCCATCTTGGTTTTCTCCAATTCTTCTTTGTTAACAGAGGTAGACACCCCTTCAATATTCTCAACGCCAGCGTTTGTTGAGGTATCAGTACCGTCTGCGGAAGCAGCAGGTTCAGATTCTTGTGTTAGAGATTTGGATACTTTGCTGAGTGTTCCAGCTTTGTGACCAACCATTGTGTCGGTAGGTTTACCATCTCTATAAATTTTAATCATTACAGCAGGATTTTGTTCAGTACCATTTAGAGTAAATTCCGTGTCAGGAACTTGCATAGTACCATTACTTACGATTTTAGTAACTTTACCTGTAGCTTGACCACCGCTGGAATTCCATGATACCATGTCACCAACTTTAGGTTTATAAGCTTTTTCTAGTTCTTCAAATGCTTTTTCAATCAAAGCTTGATCATTTAACATAGCCAAATATTCGTTTTCATCTAACTCAGACAGAACTTCGGAAAGAGTTTCTGTACTATTAGCAGATTTCAAAATCTCAAAAGCTTCTAGTTTAGATTGAATGTAATCTTCGTAATCGGAAGGCATATCTTCTACAGCTTGTGCAGGTTTTTCATAACCCATCATACGAGCCAGAATTTCTGCATCTTCTCCGTACATAGAAAAGAACTTACGTAGAAAATCAGGTAGTTCCATGGTTACACGAACTTGTTGCATCTTCTGTACAAACTCTTCGCTAAACTTATTAGCTTTTAGTACAAGTGCATAATCGTGTGTATTAGCTGGACCACCTTGTTGCTTTGAAGTAAGAGCTACGTGAGCCCCTTCTTTTTCAAAGCTAATATCGGATAGCTTTCTTTTAGCTTTTCGTTGTGTTGCCATTATTCATCATCCTCTTCGATTGATTCGACAGATGCTAAAGCACCAATACTCAAACCATTAATTTCACCAGACTTGATTAATTCCCATAGATTATCATCTAAAGATTGAATAGTTGCCAACCAAGTACCTTTTTTAACAAACTTATCGCCTAGTACAAAATCACTAGGGCAGCAGTAGCTTTCACAAAACTCAAAAGTATCTGTTTCAACTAAATGAAATAGATTAGCTTTCATGCTATATTTATTGAAGTTATGACAAGCTTTACGAACTTCAGCTTCACTGGTTACGTCACCGTGTGCATCAACTTCTTCTGGAACCATAACAATAAATGTAGCTTGTTTTAATTCTTCATCAACTGCTTTTGTAATGGGTAGTTTAATTCCCGATAAGATATCTTCTGAATTAACTTCAGTATCTGTAATATCTTTAATGTAGCTCTTTAGAATATTTTCTTGCTTTAGAATTCGTCTAGCGAAAGCTAAACCTGCAGAACCACCCCAAAGTAACCAAGCGATAGTACCAGCAGTAGGTCCACCATCAGCTTCCTTCTTTTTAGGTGCATAATTCTTTTCGTGTCTACTAAAGAAAGCGTACATGCGTTTGACTGTATCTAAGCTGAGATTACCATTAATGATATCTCTTGCTCTTGCTACACCGGAACCTACACCTTCTGATTTAGCTTGAGAAGCATCTAAGCCACCACGATTCCATTTCTCTCGTAGTGCTAAACCTCTTCTAGCATTATTTCGCATCGCATCCGTAGGAGCGTAACTCTTAGCTTTACTAATTTTTTGCTCTGGTTGCATGTCATCCTCTTTTAATATACATATTAAACATAATTATACCATAAGTATATAGGAAAATCAAGTGAAATATTACATGATCTTCCTATATTAATTGTAATATTTTAAAAATTAGGCTTTTGAGGCCATACAATATTGAAAGGATCACTTTGTTTTGTAATATCTGCTAAGTCTTGCATATATTTATCAAGCGATTCAATACTATCTGTCGGTGTTATGCCCAAGCGCAACTCTCTTTGGTGACGTAGTATTCTCCAATCAAAAGAAGAAATCATAGAGTCTCTCAAAGCTCTTATAACATCCCATTGTTGATTAATGATTTCCACTAAAGCTAGACCTTCCACTGGTTCAGTAATCCAATTTTTTGTCCATAAGCCATTTATTAGAACTACTTCTTGTCCTACCACCTTAATAGTTGGACTCATGGGATATACACCTTCGTATAATTTGACAATATTCTCAGGTAAATCTGAATCTTTAATTAAAGATTTATCTGGAAAAGACATGTTTGGAAATTCAGTATTGATATCTACTTCTCTCACAAATTGTCCATTTTCTATTAATGCGTACATTTTATTCCTTATGTATATGTTATGACGATTGTGGAATTACTTCCAACTGCTATTGTTGTATTTCCTGTTGAGATAATACTATTTAATGCTGTAATTGTTGGTGTATGATATAATTCCCAAACAATACCATCTGGAGAAACTAGAATATTACCACCAGATGTACAAGCAATAAAAGAATAGTTATTATAACATATATCATTCATTGTATAGTTACTAATTCCACTAGAACCTAAAAGTCTAAATGTCCAAGTAATACCATCTATCGAATAACAACAAGCACCTGATGCTCCAACTGCCACAAATCTTCCATTGCCATAAACTACTTTATTTAAACTAAGAGCAGTACCAGAACTTCTAACAGTCCATATAGTTGTATCTGGTGATGTAATTATTGTACCAGATGCACCAACGGCTACATATAAAGAATTTGCATATGTTACACCATTTAAAGCATTAGCAGTTCCAGTTGCACAAGAGTACCAAGTATTGGTATCTGCTGATATTAGAGCAGTGCCAGTATTACCAACAGTAATAAAATTTGCATTCACACTAGTTGTAGTTGTATAAGTAGTAAGTTCACTTAATGGTGGTGTAAAATTTGAAGTATAAATTGCTTCATTTTTAATTACTCTTATGTCATCAATATAACCAAAAACTGGAGACTTACCTTCACCATCACCAAAATTACACCCAATTCTTAAAGGATCATTTTGAGTGTTGATTGGGTTAAGTGACATAGTACCACTTGCTTCTTGAACTCCATTAAGAAAAAGCCTAGTCATATTTGATGAGTCACGAGTAACTGCTATGTGATACCATGTATTTAGCTGAATAGTAGTTGTTCCGGTTAATTGGAAAGCAATACCGTTCCACAAACTACCATCATTTGCACGGAAATAAGCTTTGCCAGTTCCCGGTGTTACTTCAAGACCCCAACCAGTATTAGTACCAATAGACCATCTATAATTACTTATTAAAGATTGTGCTGCACCACTATTACCTGTGCATTTAAACCAGCACTCTACACAAAATTGACCAGTAAAATCCCAAGCACTACTATCAGGAGCTGTTAAGTAATCTCCAACACCATCAAAATAAGCACTGGCTGTGCCATATTTAAAATCAGCAGTACTATTTATTGTATTACCAACTGTAGTGATTGTAAAATTATTAGAACTACTATCTGTAAAAGTAGTACTTGCATTGGCTCCATTCATGCGCATCAATAAAGATGTAGAAGCTAGAGGTTGGGTAGAGGTATTACCCCCTCCCAACACTACCTGATTAAGCTGATTGGATGTACCAGAAAACTTAGATGACCAAGTCATTAAATCGGTACTGGTACGAATTAATCCAGAAACTCCAACTATAATATATGTTGCTGATGAATATAAAATAGAAGTTAGACCTGTGGTTGTTCCACTGATAACATAATTCCATGATCGACCATCACTACTTGTGGTAATTGCTCCATTATTTGAAACTGCAACATATTTATCTATAGATTTAGTAATAGCATTATAACTAAAATTTGGTACGTATTTACGTATTGGCATTATTTTTGTCCTATAAATGAATTGCTACCTACAAATGTTGTAGTAGTTCCAACATACTCTTGTGTACTTGGAGTAACTGAATACTGCAACCAGTTAATACCATCATATGAAATATAAGGTAAATCTGTATATGCACTCACTATAATACTCACTGTACTATTACTAGCAATGGATGAATCTGAAATACTTGTACTTGTGGTATTACCCATGTACCAAGTTATACCATCAGAACTATATCTTGGAAGATCAGTTCCTGCTGTAAAATATCTAGGAACAGTAATAAATTTACCGTTAAGATATGAAACACCGTAATAACCATTTTGAGTAGCTGGTACTGTAGCAGTCCCCCAAGTAGTTCCATTATTATCACTGTAGTAACAAGTTGTACCTGCAACAATAATAATTCGCCCACCACCATATGCCATATTTTCACCGATACCTGCTGAAACAACTCCCGGTAAAGTTAAACTGGTCCAAGTAACACCATTAATACTGGTTGCAGCAATAGTAGAATTACTTGTAATTGCTAAAAATACTGAACCTGTCCATAAACCATCGTACCAATTATAACTTCCCGGCATAGTTCTAGCTGTCCAATTAATACCATCAGTAGATGTATAACATGAACCACCGTTTATAAGAGCAATAAATAAACCTAATGTATTGTCAATAAAGTTAGTTGGTGAAAATGGTAATGGATATGCTTTAGACCAAGTAACACCATGATCATTTGATATTGATACTTGGTTTAACATGCTATCTCTAGCCAACAACAAAGTTCCGTTGCTGGTTACCGTAGTCCATTGAGAAGCGTAGGGTAGTCTAGAACCTTTCCAATATCCAGCATCTGGAGAGTATGCTACGTTATCCCATGAGAATGTATTACCTGCTACACAAACAAAATTTACACCAGTCCAAACAACATCCGTCCATCTTGGACCTTCTGATTGTACATTACTAAAGAAACCACCTTGATTCCAGATATTACCATCTGTTGAATAAAGTACACCGGAACTTCCATGAAAAGCATGTTCTCCATTTACGTATACTCCATTATCTACAGCAGCCGCTACCGAATAACCTCCATTGGCATAATTTGGTCGTTGTACAGTATATTGTTTCCAAGATAGACCATCATCTGATGATACTAAACTTCTAGTACCATCTGTCATAACAGTTTTACCACCACCATAACTAATACCAACATAGCTACCAAAACCGGGCGTTCTTTCAGTCCAATTAATACCATTGGAAGAAGTTTCAATAAAATCTCCACCTCCACCAGCAGCTTGAAAACTAGTACCACATGCTACAAAGTTGGAACCTGTCCATTCTATGTCAGAAATTATTTGACTGAAAGTACTGAAACCACCATACCAAGAGTTTGCATCATTTGAATATAGTGTAACACCAGATGCTCCACCTGCTACATATTTAACTGAAGTATTTGGAATGGTTGTTGTTAAAGCTGCAGTTGGTACAGAAAAGTTACTGGTATATAAAGCTTGTCCCATTACTAATCGTACATCTTGCATGTAACCTTGAGCATAGTTGTTAAACGCCCTTGGATTCAATCTTCCACCAATATAGATTGCATTATTAGTATTACTAAGTACTGTAGTATTTACTGTTGAAAATACAAGTACACCATCTTTAAATACTCTATATATGTTTTCTTGTTTTGTAACAGCAACATGCATCCATGTATTTGCAGTAAATGAACTAAAACTATTATTTATAAAAAATGAACCATTTCCTACAGCTAATTGCAATGACGCATTATTCGCACCTACATACAAACCCTGACCATCACTTGGTTCAGCAGTAGTAACCCAAACTCTCGATCCGCTTGTAGTTGTAGGATAAATCCAAAATTCTAAAGTGAAATCAGAAGAAGCAAATCTAAATTTTTTATCATCAACATATCTAATAACATCGCCGCTACCATCAAAATACATTGATGATCCACCAAATTTACTTTGAGCAGTACTTGTTATAGCATTACCAAAAACTGTAGGGACAAATGCATTAGAACTACTGTCAGTAAAGATTGTTCCATTATTAACACCATTACCATTCACCAGTAGCGTTACTTCCGCAGAAGTACTCAAAGCAGTATTAGATGCTGCTACTGACCACAAGTTTAAGTTTGAATGAACTGGGGCATTATTCCAAGTATTTCCATCAGTAGAAGTTGCTATAGAACCTGTATCACCAACTGCAATAAATTTAGAATTATCATAAATAACTTTTCTAAATGCATTTGGAGATGGAATTCCAGTGTTTGAGGACAAGCTCCAAGAAATACCATCTGGAGACATTGCATAAACGTTGCTGCTTACACTTCCACCTACGCTGGTAATAAAGTTTGTACCAGTCCAAGCTAGACCAAACCATTGAGAAGATGAAGGTAAGATGCCAACTTTCCAATTAATACCATCAGAAGATACTAAAGTTTTATTATTAGCTACAGCACCTCCAGATATAACGCAAATGTTATTAGAAGAATCCAATGCTGCGTTTATCCATGTACTAGAAATAGGAAAAGTTCTAACTGTCCAACTAATACCATCAGTTGATGTTAAATACTCGTTAGTATAAGTATTCCAACCACCGATTAGAATAAACATGGAACCTGTCCATAGCATTTTCATCCAATTTTTACTAAGCGGTAATGTTGTTTCAGTCCAATTACCAACATCTCCATAAACAACTTTATTACTAATTGTATTTGGACCACCTACAGCAAAAACAAATTTTGATGCACCATAAGCTCCTGCTTGCCATGGTCCAGAAGATGTTAAAAAGAAAGATGTCCAATTAACTCCGTTATCTACAGATTGATAAGATTGAGATGAGGTTGTTGTTACTAAAAATTTTCCAGCACCATAGGTTAAGCAAGATACCTGATTTGATGGTATACTACTTGTATTCCAAGTTGTGCCGTTAGAAGAGTATAATACACTTGATGTAAGAAGGTTAGCCCAACCTGCAGAAGCTGCAACAAAAACCCAAGTACCATTAGCATATAAACATGAATATGGCGACCATAGTGTATTTACAGGAAATGCTCTTTGCGTCCATGAATCACCTGAATTAGTACTACTTAAATAAGTAGTATTAGTTAATTGCGGTCCATTACTAATAACTGTAGTAGTCCCATCAGAAACTATTGGACCCCAGTTTATTGATGTAGGTAAAGTGTAAGCTACTGGAACTTTAACATTATAAGACCAATTAATACCATCAACCGATGTAGCAGTACTACCTGAACTTCCTACTGCAAGAAATTTACTATTACCATAAGTTACACTATTCCATGCGAAGTTACCGGGAGGTGTTGCAAACGCATTACCATTATTAAAAGAAACTGAACTACTTGAAGATGAAAAAGCTAAAACACAGAATCTATTACTGCTTGCTCCACAAGGACCAGCGCCAGTAAAGCCGATTGCTTTTTGAACCCATGTTTGTCCATCTGTAGAAACAGCTACAATTGCAGAACTATTTGATGGTACACAAAATGCAGTACCAGTTGATGCCACTCGTTGCCAAGTAGTTGATACTGGTAATGCATACTCAGTCCAAGTAATACCATCTGTAGAAACTGCAGCAACAGAAGAAGAATAAGCAGTTGCCACTAATCTAGTACCGTTGGAAGCCATACCTTGCCAAGAACGAGAAGCACTCATGGAGCCTTGAGTCCATGTAATACCGTCAGTCGTATATACAGTAGTAATTGCACTATCTACACAGCATGTAATTCTTCCACCAATAATACCAGCACCATGATTCCAGTTTGCTGAAACAGGTAGTGTTGCTGAAGTCCAATTAATACCGTCTGTGGAATAAGCTGCTGCATTTGAACCACTTCTAACAGTTGCCCATACTGAACCATTCCAAGCTAGAGCAGTCCAAGAACCTAAACTTGGTAATGCACCACCCATTGTCCAAGTAATACCATCACTACTGTAAATCGTTCTGGATTGAGTAGATGTAGATATGATACCTACAAACATTGTCCCATTCCAAACAACATAGCCAGCACCTGTTAAAGTATAACCTGCAAAAGTTGTACTGGTTACTCGAATATCCCAAGAAATACCATCGTCACTGCTTACAACCATAGCTGTAGCCGTATTCCCTGAGGCAATAAATCGTGAGCTGTTTCCTGTACACCAGTTCCAAGAACTAGCAGGTAATAAGAAACTTTTAGGCAGCTTTGTCCAGTTTGTACCGGAATCAGTACTATATGCAATTTTACCAGTGTAACCAACACCTACAAATGTGTTAGCATTTCTAGCAATACCCAAATAAGCATTAGATGCATCTGTGAGTCTGTTTGTCCAAGTTTTACCATCCATACTTGTCGCCATATGTCCACTTCCAGTTAAGGAAGTTAAGTTACCTAGTGAAGCTACATATCGTGAATTAGTAGAATCCCAAATAGTCTGTGTAGGTAATTGAGATTGAGTAAGACCATCAATGCAAGTATTCCAATTAATACCATCTGTACTTGTTCTACCATAACCATAAGAACTATGTGCTAACCAAGAGGTTCCGTCATATGAAAAAGTATAAGTATCTAACGTCTGATTTGATAATGTCCAATTAATACCATCTGTACTTCTGAACACAATACCATTACCACTAAATGTGACAATAAAAGCAACACCTGTCCAAACAATATCCGCTGTTCCACCACGAGTTGTAGTTTTTCTTGAAGTAAACGTAATCAGATCAGTGCTTGAAAATACACCATTGCCTGCTGCACCTACGTAGATTGAACCATTATATTGAATACTATGAAAATTAGTACTAACAGTTCTGTACCAAGCATCTCCAGTTTTAGAAATATAGATGCCTACAGTAGTGGCAGCAACAAACTGCCCATTGGCATAAATAATTTTATTTACAGTACCAGCACCTATTGATGGGTATGATTTAGATGCATACCAAGTTAAGCCATTATCATTGCTAAAGTCAATAATACCTAATGAACCCACAACTAAGGTATTGTTTCCATCACTAGATACTGTATTCTTACTTCTACCATCAAGTGTAGTATAAAAATCTGAACCGGGAATAGCATTCTTTTGTGATATTTTAGCTGAAAAAGTCATCTAATAATCTTTCCATAAATTGTTGTACCACCGTTTCTTGTCCACAATGAAATAAAATCTGTTCCTGCTACTTGTAATGATGCGCCGTTACTTCCAAAAGTTGTAGTAACTGTACCATCACCTCTGATCCAGTTGATAGAAGGCCAAGTAATTACAGCAGAAGCACCATTAACTAACTCTAACATTAGTTCACCATATGTATTAGAGGTAGGCCAACCATTCGTTGCAATAATCAAAGCTCCACCTACTTGTAATCTTTGATATCCACTTGCAGAAACTGTAAATGTTACTGTACCACTAGTTACAGTGCCCTTGTCTATCATTACAACAGAAGCTCCACCGCCGCCAGAACCATTACTTGCTGCAGTAATTCTACCCTTAGAATCTACAGTGATGTTGGCTGAAGTATAACTACCTGCTGTGACAGCAGTATTAGCAAGAGTTAATGCAATGGATGTAGTACCTGAACCTGTTGCATCACCTGAAACTGTAATAGACTGATTAGCTGTTAAATATGTACTAGTATCCAATGACCAAGCATTGGTAGATGTTTTCTTTAAGAAACCTGAAGTACCTGCTAATGCAGCAATAGCATCCAAGTCTGCATCCCAAGCTTGTACATTACTACCAATTGCAAGTCCTAGATTGGTTCTTGCGTTTGCAGCAGTAGTAGCACCAGTACCACCATTAGATACAGCGATAGTTGAACCATTCCAAGTACCTGTAGTAATTGTACCTAATGTAGTAATATTTGTAGAACCAATCCACGTTGTTTCGATTCCAGCTTTGAAATAATCAATTGTTGTACCATCTGATTTCTTATAATATAATTTTCCATCAGCATAATTTAGGGCTAACTCACCATATTCTAAATCTGTTGTTAATGGTACTTTATTTGTTACAGATGATTTTTTAAGTTGTACTGTACTTGCCATTTATGTTCCTAATAAGGTAAAGAAAAGGGCGGTAAAAACCGCCCTGAATTAATTAGTATGTTCCACCGTCAATAGAGTTGGACCAGTAAGGATTACCAGAAGCATCACCACGTAAGAAACTACCATCAATTGTAGAAGCTGCTGTGACACCCATTGCAGATGTACCATTACCATAAATGATACCACGAGAAGTAGCTGTTGTCAAGCCTGTACCACCGTTGGGTACAGCAATTGTTGTAGCATTCCAAGTACCTGTAGTAATTGTACCTAATGTAGTAATGCTTGATTGACCTACATATGTAGAAGCAATATCAATTGAATCAGCGTTAACTGTAATTCTATTTGCAGTACCAACAATATCTAGAACACCAGAAGTATATGTTAAACCAGCACCAGCTACAGAACTCGCAAGAGCTAAATCATTAGCATTAACTGTGATACCTAAACCAGCACCAATATCAAAAGTAGTACCAGTTAATGTTAGACCGTTACCAGCAACATAAGCACCAGCACCAGAGAATTGTGCCCAAATCTGACTTGAAAAATCTGTTAGATAATGATTAGTCTGAACCCAACCAGTGCGACCATAATTAACACCTTCTAGGATATAGATGGAAGCACCAATAAGTTCCTGATAAGTATCTGCATCTGTAGATCGAGTTAATGAATAAGTGGTTCCATTATCAGAATAAACATAAATACCATTATTAACTGAAACACTTTGTCCAGTTAATAAAATACGATAACCATTATCTGCTGAATCTAAAGCACTATGTCCGTCAATTACAAGTGTATTTGTAGAACCTGTCAATGCAACATTAGTTACTGACATTAAATGAGCAGCTTCTTTCCAGTCTAATCCTGAAATAGCATTATCAACATAAGCTTTATTGGCTGCATCTGTTGAATTTACAGGAGTAGCTACACCAGTAATTCTGTGACTAGATACATCAATAGCACCCGTACCGTTAGGACTAATAACGATATCACCGTTTGCATTAGTGGAACTAATTGTGTTACCATTAAAATTTAAATTGTCTACTGTTAATTCTGTTAGACCAGCTAATGAAGTTTGAGTAGTACCTAATGCAATAGTTGTAGAACCAATAGTTAAACTAGATGAAATACTTGCTGTTGTAACACCAGTAACCAAACCCTTAGCATTTACAGTAATTACAGGAATGGCTGTAGAACCACCAAAGGAACCTACATTTGAGTTAACAGTTGCTAGTGTAAAAGCACCAGAAACGTTTGCAGAACCATCTACAGAAGATAGAGTAGCAGTACCATCACCAGTTAGGGATAAGTTACGAGCTGTCACCCATTTTGTAGCTGTACTTGCATTACCAGTTAAAGTAGCAGTAATTGTACCTGCTGAGAAATTACCAGAAGCATCTCTTTTTACAATAGTTGATGCAGTATTTGCACTTGTTGAATTGGTGATGGCATCAGTAAAGAACTTACCACCAATTACAATATGATTAACAGCATTACCAGAAGTTTCAGTACCCATACCAATGTATAAGCGATCACCTCCATTTGAGCCGTTATCTGCTAAAGCTGAATAGGCTAATTCACCTTGACCTAGCGTAGCGGGATTACCTGATACGTCAGAGCGTTTAATTCTTACGATTGAAGCCATAATTTTTCCTTGATTTAATAATGTCCAGATTCAACGCTCTGGTTTTCGAGAAGGGTTGTTGCAACCCATTTTTGATTTGCTGTAGAATATACCAGTATGGAACCATTTGTTTTATTAGTTGAATCTACATCTAGTGCATCACCGATATTTTCAATACCCGCTGGTCCTGCTGGTCCGGGTGGTCCTTGTTCTGCTGTAGTTAATACAGTAATAGTACCGGGACTTTCTACTAAAATAGTATTGGGAGGTGATTCATCTACAATTATAGTATCGTAGACTGTTTCTACAATAACTTCAGTACTCATCTAGTTACCTCCGGTGCTGCAGTTAAGCAACCTTCAATTACTCTGGTGACTGTTCCATCAGTAAAGATAATTTCTAAGTCATATACTGCACTTGTGAAGGTATAAGCTGTAGAAACTTCTGCTGGAATTACAATTTTAAATTTACCATTCAAAGGTTCATGAATCACAATCTTAGAATTTTCAGTTGTAAGTGTATCTAGAACAGCAGTATCGTTTACTGCTTTTCTGATTTGCATTCTAGCAGTACAACCAGTAAGATTAACTGCTACAGGAGTTTCACCTGTTTTCCATTGGATGATCTTTACAAAAGTTGAGCCTTTATAGATATCCAGATCAATGTGCGCTGGTTGCATTTTGTTTCCTTAAAATAATACTAGTGTAGCTAGTGAAGTTCGATAATCCAAATAAGTTTCACCAGTATCAGTACTTACAATCCTAGCTTTTGGATGATTGGTATATGAATTTGCAGTTTCAAATATGATAGAACCTAATTTTACAAACTCAAGAAAAGGTAAACCCGTCATATCTCTCAGTTCTGTCTTAGTGCCTTCTCTTGCTGCAGACTTTGTTGGATATGTATTACCTAGTACAGTAATGACTGGTGTTTCAATATCATTTGTTGCTAATATATGCATTAACACAAATTGGTTATTAGGTATTTCAGCTAAAGTCCAACCTGTACCATTATTATAATTATAAGCTGGTCTAATTGTACCTGAGTAATGTGATACTTCTGTAGGTAAAATCAAAGGATAT